GCCAAGGACGCGCAGGAGGACGTGGACACGCTGAATCAAGCGATGGTGCAAAATGCAGTGGTCACCAGCACGCCGAGGTACTTCATTCAGAGCGATGGCAGCATCAATGAAGACGAATTTGCGGACTGGAGCAAGCCTTTTGTGCACGCGAGCGGAGCACTGGGAGAGAATTCGCTGCGGGCTGTGGAGACTCCGGGCATCCAGGGCAGCGCCATGAACATGTTGGAACGCAAAATCGAAGAGGTCAAATTTGTGACCGGGAACAACGATGTGAACAACGGCGGGGCGCCGAGCGGCGTCACGGCGGCCAGCGCCATTGCGGCCCTGCAGGAGATGAGCGGGCGGAGCAGCAAGGATAGCACCCGGAGCGCATACCGTGCGTACAACCAGATCGTGACGATGGTCATCGAGAGGATCCGGCAGTTCTACGATATCCCGAGGCAGTTCCGGATCGTCGGGCAGAACGGGCAGGAGAAATTTGTGGCGTATTCCAACGCCGAGCTGCAGGATCAGCAGCTGGCCGGAGGGCTGGGCATGGAGGAGGGCTTCCGCAGGCCGGTGTTTGACATCGACGTGCGCAGCCAGCGGGAAACCGCATACTCCAAGATCAGCCAGAACGAGCTGGCGATTCAGTTCCAGAGCCTGGGTGTATTCAATCCGCAGAACACAGATCAGACGCTGATGATGCTGGAGATGATGGACTTCAAGGGCAAGGATGAGCTGATGAGCAAGGTCCGCGACATGGGCACGCTGATGGACGCCATGATGAAGGTGAGCCAGATCGCGCTGGATCTGGCTCAGAAGCATGATCCTGTCGTTGCGATGCAGCTGGCCCCGATCATCGAGGGCATAGGCATCGATGCCGGAACAATGATGCAGGGGCCGGGAGGCGGAGGGCCGCTGCCGGGACAGCAGCCGCAGCTGAGCGCTGAGGCGAGCGGGCGGCCAAGCGATGAGAACGCGCTGGTGAGAAAGAGCCGGGAGCGCGTGGCGGACAGCACCCGGGTAGGCTGAGCGACTAACTTTTTCCTGCCCGGTATGCTATAAAAAAATTACGGATCGCCCACGGACGGGCAGAAAGGGGCCAATATGGCAAACATTTTTAACATGGATCTCCATCTCCTTGAAGGCGGAGCGGCAGGCGCGGGCGCGGCGCCGGCGGCAGGAACCGGAGAAGGAGGCGGAGCTGAAGCGGCTGTAACCCCCGGCGTGCTGGAAGACGGCACAAAGGTGGATAACCGTCTCGCCGCGCGGATGGAAGCCCAGGCAAAGCGACGCGCTCAGCGCGGAGAACCCGTACCCGTGCATGCTGCGAAAGCGCAGCAGGCGGAGGGAACGCCGGTACAGGCGGAGCAGGGATCTGACGAGGGAGCAAAAGCGGAGCCGAGCCTGGACGAGCAGTGGGCCGAGGCAAAGAAAGGCAAGTTCAAGGAGCTGTACGGACGGGATGTGGCAAACGCCATCCAGGACCGTTTCCGGAATCAGCAGGACGCCAACGAGACTCTGGCCAAACTGCAGCCGGCGCTTGCAGCGCTGGCAAAGCAGCGGGGACTGAACGAAGGCGATTATGAGGGGCTGGCAAACTCCATCCTGGACGATGACAGCCTGTATGAGGATGAGGCGGAGCAGGCCGGCATGACCGTGGAGGGCTACAAGCTCTACCAGCGGATGGAAGCGGAGAATCAGCGCCTGAAGGCTCAGGAGCAGGAGGAACAGCAGCAGATGTTCTTCCGGCAGCACCTGCAGGGACTGGCCCGGCAGGCGGAGGAGCTGAAGCAGACGTATCCCGACTTTGATCTCATGACCGAAATGCAGAACGAAACCTTCAGAAGGCTGACAGCGCCGAACTCCGGATTGAGCGTGCGGGACGCTTTCTACGCGATCCACCACGACCAGCTCGAAGGCCAGACGATGGCCTACGGGATCCAGAGAGCGCAGCAGCAGATCAGCCAGACCCTGCAGGCCAACCGCAGCAGACCCACAGAGGGAGCGCTGCAGAAAGGCCAGCAGGCATCCGATATCGCCATCGACGCCCGCAGCATGACCCGAGAGCAGAGACAGAATCTGATCGAGCGGGCACGGCGCGGAGAGAAAATCGTGTTCTGAGAACACCTGTTTACGCATCGTGCAGCCGCTCGCAAAAAACGAAAGGAGCGGAAACGCGATGAGTATGATCATCACTATGGCCCTGGTACGGGCCTTTGCCCTGGATACCTTTGCTGATGCCGGCACGCTGGTGAACGCGACCGGCCAGTATGTGAACGCGTATACCGGTGCGGTGACTCAGTTTACGGATTCCAGTACACTGACCCCCACCATGAAGACCTTTTATGACACCGAGCTGCTGGAGAACCACCGGGATCAGCTGATTTTCGCACAGCTGGGACGGAAGCAGGGACTGCCGGCACGCCGGGGCCGCACCATTGAGTGGCGGAAATGGAACACGCTGCCGCTGGCATCGCAGCTGACGGAAGGCGTCATCCCCACCGGCGAGAAGCTGGGCATGACCGCTATCAACGTGGCGCTGGCTCAGTACGGCGAATACGTTGCTGTGACCGATCTGCTTGAGCTGCACGCGCTGGACGATGTGATCGCGGGCGCTGTGGAGGAGCTGGGCGCCGCAGGCGGCAAGACCCATGACCTGCTGGTGCGCAACGTGCTGAAGGGCGCGACCAACATCATCTTCGCGGATGCGTATGACGGAAACACCTACGCCAGCACCCCCACCACCGAGGCGGAGCTGCAGACCGCGCTGGCGAGCAAGACGTGCAACCTGACGCCGGACATGATCAACAAGGCCGTCACCAACCTCAAGGTCGGCGGAGCGCCCACCTACAGCGGCAACAAGTATGTGGCTGTTGTCCATCCGCATATCGCGTATGACCTGCGGAAGCATCCGGACTGGATCGAGTTCCACAAGTACAGCGCGACCCAGCAGATCTTCAACGGGGAGATTGGTGAATTGCACGGTGTGCGCTTCATCGAGAGCAACCTGGCGCCGATCATCAAGGGATCCCAGCAGACCTACGCGACGTACAAGACGATGTTCTTCGGCAAGGACGCGTTTGGTGTGGTCGATCCGGAAGGCGCCGGCATGGAAACCATCATCAAGACCAAGGAGCAGGTTGGCGGACCGCTGAACCAGTTCAGCACCATCGGCACCAAGTTCGAGATCGCCAGCAAGATCCTTTATCAGGAGCGCATGGTGACCGTGTGGAGCGGAAGCTCTTACAGCGCCACCGACGCGGCCAACTGATAACCTGACAGTCTGGGGACACCCACCCCATGCTGGATATTCCTCCTGAGAGCGCGGGGCAGGCAGCCCACGGCCTGCCCCGTGTGAGGAGGAAGTGACACCGGATCGCCCACGACACGGGCAGAAAGGATGAAAAAGATGGCTACGAAGAAAGAAGCAGCCGCCCAGGAAGAGGTGCGTCCCCAGCAGGAGGAAGCAAAGGCCGAAAACGCGGCGAAGCCCAAGGATGCCTGGGAAGAGGAAGTAACAATGGTTGTGCCCCGTAAGCCAAGAGGCGAGGACCAGCAGTACTACATCTGCGTGAACGACCGCCGGTACTTAGTGCCTGCGGACGGAAAAGTGCAGAAACTGCCGAGGCCCGTGGCGGAGGTGCTGCAGGAGAGCCTGCAGGCGGATGCGGAAGCGGACGATTTCGCGGACCACATCCCGAACCGCAGCGGCGAGCAGCCGCAGAATCATGCCATTGGCTGATACCGGGATGCCGGAGAAGGACGGGGTGAACCCCGCCCTTTTTTGCTAAAAAGGAGGAAAAAAGATGACGATACAGACTGCCATCGACCGGCTGGACGCGATGAAGCCGAACATGATGGACAGAAAAATTAAAATCGCTGCCCTGAGCGAGCTGGACGGGCTGATCCACCGGGAGATCATCCTCAAGCACTGGCCGGCGGGAGATCAGCTGACCTATGAGGGATATGACGAGGGCACGGATCCGGGGACGGAGCTGCTGGCCCCTTTTCCGTATGACGAGATGTACGTTTTCTGGCTGATGTGCAGGGTTGACCTGGCCAACATGGAGCTGGACAAGTACAACAACGACCGGATGCTTTTCAACAACGGATATGACATGTTCCATGACTGGTGGAGGCGGACGCACATGCCGCTGACCCGCGTGCGGGAACTGAGGATATAAGGAGGGCACCATGAACAGACTGCCCGAGCTGGCTGCGGCACAGCAGCAGACCCTGATGACCACCACCTTTCTGGGATACAACCACAGGGAGATCATTCAGGACGGTGAAACGTATGAGGAAATGAACCTGACAGGGGATGAATATCCCGTGCTGGGGACGCGGAAGGCCAGGGGAATTTTTAATCCTTACGCGGAGAGTCATCCGGAGTTTCTCTTTTCCGGGATCGCTGGAAGGGACAACCTGATCTATATACAGGCAGGACAGGTGTACTACAATTTCGTGCCTGTGACGGGGCTGACGGTAAGCGAGAGCAGCAGCATGCTGCCCAAGAAGATCGTCAGCTTCGGCGCGTATGTGTGCATCTGGCCGGACAAGGTGTACTTCAACACGGTCAATCTCAGCGATCACGGGAGCATGGACAGGCTGTGGTCCGCAGGCGGCGGAAGCGTGAGCCTGAGCATGTGCCGCGGGGACGGGACAGACTACGACATGACTGCGATTTCCGTGGGGCCGACCGCGCCGGCCAGCCCAACCAACGGACAGCTGTGGATCGATCAGAGCGGGGACAATGATGTCCTGCGGCAGTATGCCACCAGCACCGGGGAGTGGGTGGAGGTTCCGAGCACATATGTCAAGATCAGCGGGGTCGGCATCGGGCTGGGACTAAACATGTATGACTGCATCGATCTGAGCGGACTGGCCGCGCCGGACGCGGAGACGGCTAAGGTCAAGGCTCAGGTGCAGGCACTGAACGGCAGCATGATCGTCTATCAGGCCGGAGAGGGATACATCGTGGTGGCCGGACTGCTCAGCAAAACGCTGAGCGCTCTGAAGGCCCAGACCGTGAAGGCGGACAGGACTGTGCCGGAGCTGGACTATGTGTGCGAGAGCAACAACCGGCTGTGGGGCTGTCGGTATGGGTATGTAAACGGACAGGTGGTCAACGAAATCAGGGCCAGCAAGCTGGGAGACTTTCGGAACTGGACATGCTTTATGCAGCTCAGCACGGACAGCTATGCCGCCGGAGTCGGGACGGACGGACCATTCACCGGATGCGCGACGCAGCGCGGGTATCCGGTGTTTTTCAAGGAGGAGGCCATCCACCGCGTGAGCGGAGGGACGCCGAGCACCTTTTCCGTGACCACCACCATCTGCCGGGGCGTGATGGACGGATGCTGGCGGAGCGTGGCGGTGGTCAACGAGAGCATCTATTACAAGAGCCGGGACGGCGTGATGATGTTTGACGGATCCATGCCGGTGAGCGTCGGGGACGCACTGGGAAGTGAGACATACGACAATGCCAGGGCCGGCGCGATTGGTACAAAGTACTACATCAGCATGCACAGGAGCGGAGTCGGCTGGCAGACTTTCAAACTGGACACGGACAAGGGCATCTGGCACAAGGAAGACGGCCTGCAGGCCGGAGGCTTCGCAAGGGTCCGGGACGTGCTCTGGGCATGGGATGAGGAAAACAACAGGCTGCTGACAATGGCCGGGACGCTGAGCGACCATTGCGGAAGCGTGGAGGATATTGACAGCGTGCAGTGGGCCGCGGTTTTCGGACTGTTCGGGACGGATTACAAGGGAAAGAAGTATCTGAGCCGGTTTGATGTGCGGATGTACATGCCGCCGGAGAGCCTGTGCCAGGTGTGGATTGAGTACGACAGCAGCGGAAAGAAGGAGCTGGCCGGGACGATCAAAGGGCGGAGCCTGCGGAGTTTCGTGCTGCCGATCATTCCGCGCAGGTGCGATCATCTGCGGGTGACGCTGACCGGGAAGGGAGAAATGAAACTGTACAGCATTTCAAGAATATTGGAGGTAGGAAGCGATGCCTAATATTGAGACACCGCCGATTTTGGCGGGAAATGAGGCAGAACAGCTGCGGAGCATGTACAGATATCTGATGCGGCTGGCGGATCAGCTGAACGATTCGCTGGGCGGGATCGGCGGGAACGATTTCACGGACAGCGAGCGGAAGATCCTCAACGGGATCATCGAAAAACCTGCCGGGGACGGCCAGACGGATGACATGCAGACCCTGAAGAGCTGGATCATCAAGACCGCAGAGTACACGCAGAGCACCATTGAGAAAATCCGGAAGAACCTTGTCAGCGAGAGCGTGGCGGAGGGGCAGTTCGGGCGGTATGTACGCCGGACGGAGCTGGAGGCTGAGGTGACGCCGGAGGGCATCACGCAGAACTACTCCTTTGAAGAGCTGGTGCAGGCGCTGCAGACCTACACCGTAAACGCCAAGAACTACATCAAATCCGGTTTGCTGAAGGAAGTGGGCGGGATTCCGGTGTACGGCATCGCTGTCGGAAAAGATATCGTCACTTTCGCCCAGGACGGGACAGAGACTTATAACGACAGCAACAAAGTGGCCGAGTTTACCGCGGACGAGCTGAGTTTCTGGCAGAACGGGAGCAAGGTGGCCGGATACACCGGAAACAGGATCAGCTTTTATTACGGCGGAGCGGAAGTCTTCTACATTCTGAACGGGAAGATATACTGCGCCAATGATCTGGAGCTGGCCAGCGGGAAAAAGCTCATCATTAATACGGAGAACTTCAAGATCGACAGCACCGGAAAGGTGACGATCAAAGGAGACGGTGAGTTTTCCGGAGACCTTAGAGCAGCCGGAGGGACTTTTTCGGGCGAACTGAAAACTCAGGAATGGATATTTAACGAAAATGGCATTGAGTGCTACGCGCTGCCGATAGGAACATCTCAAAACGGGTTCATGACAATAAGAAAAATAAAAGACAGCACGCAAAGCAAACATATAAAAAAAATACGCATCTACATAGAAAATCCGGGTCTGAGCGACTTTGCAAGCTATGATTTCGAAGAAACGAAATTTTACGCGACAAGACCGCAATCAACAACATCATACAGAGGAGTCGATCTTGGAGATCCAACCTATAAATGGGGGTACATTTACGGGGTTACGGTCGATTATGAAAATCTTGTGCAAAGCTCATCCAGAGATAAAAAGATGGATATCCAGGACATGCCGGAAATGGGAGAAAAGCTGGACGGGCTGAGGCCGGTCACTTTCCGGTACAGGGAAGATCCGGATAAGCGAAAACGTTTCGGCCTGATCTATGAGGAAGCAAGGCCGGTCTTGCCGGAAATCTGCACGGCAAACGAGGGAGGCAAAGGTGTGAGCTACATGGAGCTTGTGCCCATGCTGCTGAAGGAAGTACAGGAGCTGCGGAAGAGAGTGGCCGCGCTTGAGGCGAAAGGATAAGGAGGGAGAACGATGGCGGTAACAAATGTCAAGAAACAGGAGCAGTACGCGCAGCCACAGAAGGCCGTGCAGAGCAACAAGCCCTATCAGGGCATGAACGGCATAACCCAGAGCACACGGAACAACTTGGGCAACTACCAGCAGGGATATAAGCCCGCGGACACCGTGACGCAGGCCCAGCAGCGGGTGCAGCAGGTGCAGGCTCAGAGGCCGCAGAGCTACAACAGCAAGTACAGCGGAGCGCTGGACAGCATCCTGCAGCAGGTGCAGAATCCGCAGGATTTCAAGTATGAGTTTAACGGGGACAACCTGTTTAAGTACTACGCGGATCTGTATACGCAGAAAGGCCGGCAGGCCAGCATGGACGCGATGGGACAGGCTGCCGCGCTGACCGGAGGATACGGGAACAGCTGGGCACAAGCAGCAGGGAATCAGGCGTATCAGCAGTATCTGCTGGATCTGTACGGCGTGGGTATGGACATGCGGGACCGGGCGTATCAGCAGTATCAGGATCAGCAGGCGAACCGGCAGAACACCTATAACATGCTGCGGGACGCGCAGCAGACAGAATACGGCCAGTACAGGGATACCGTCGGAGACTGGGAGCGGGAGCTGGACAGGGCCAGTCAGGACTATCAGCAGGAGCGGGCCTTTGACTACGGCCAGTACGGGGATATGCTGAACTACTACACCCAGCTGGCCCAGATCGAGAATGCCGCCTATAACACCGAGGCGGAGCGGCAGGAAGCCATACGGCAGTTCAACCAGAACTTCGCGGAGCAGCAGCGGCAGTATAACACAACGCTGGCGGAGCAGCAGAGGCAGTACAACACGGATGACGCATTCCGCAGGGAGCAGTTTGGCTGGCAGCGGGATACCGATGCGAGAGACTTTGCAGAGGGACAGCGGCAGTACAATGAGAGCCTTGCGGAGCAGCAGCGGCAGGCGGATCTGGACGAGGCTTACCGGCAGGCGGCACTGGCATGGAGCCAGGAGGAGAGCAACCGCAACTTTGGCGAGCAGCAGCGGCAGTACGACACGTCGCTGGCGGAGCAACAGCGGCAGGCAAATCTGGACGAGGCTTACAGGAGAGATACGCTTTCCGAGCAGCAGCGGCAGGCGGATCTGGACGAGACGTACCGGAGGGATACGCTGGCGGAGCAGCAGCGGCAGGCGGATCTGGACGAGGCTTACCGGCAGGCGGCATTGGCATGGAGCCAGGAGGAGAGCAACCGCAACTTTGGCGAGCAGCAGCGACAGTTTGACATTGATAATGCATACCGAAATGCGCAGTTTGACTGGCAGCGGAGCACCGACGCGAGAGACTTTGCAGAGCAGCAGCGGCAGTTTGACGCCAACTTTGCTCAGAGCGTCGAGGAATTCAACCGCACCAACGAGCTGAACTGGGCACGGATGCAGCAGGATCAGGACCAGTTTGAAGCCAACATGACGGAGGAACAGAGGCAGTATAACCGGAATGTGGCCATCAATTATGTGACGGACATCCTGAAGAACGGGCAGATTCCGAGCAATGCGCTTCTGGTGGCAGCGGGGCTGACCATGGAGGACGCGCAGAGGCTGATTGCTGAAATGGTTCCGGCAGGAAGAGGAGCGGCGTCCACCACTCCGAAAAATGGAACAGAGAAGCAGGACCAGATCATGGGGAAAGAAACGAACAAAATAACAGGCGGTGTAACAGACCCGATCAAAACTGACATGCCATACCAGCAGGCTGCTCAGATTGCAGCGGGACAAACAGCAGTTACTCAAGGCGCCACTACGCCGGCGCCGACGGAGCAGAAGATTATCCCGCCGGCACAATCGAATCCAGCAGTAGGAACCAGTCAGATCGAACAGAAGCCGCAGGTGAGTCCGCAGTTAATCAAGATGTTTACCTCTTTGCCGTCGAAAACGGAAAACAAAAACACACAACCGACCACAACGAATAAACAGACGTCAGGATCCACGACAACCAACAGCGGGAGCTGGCTTTCCGGATTGGTCGGGAATGCCGTCAATCAGGCAAAAAACAACTTGGCAAACACGGTCGCTAATGCTGTGGCCTCCGCGGGGAAGAAAACAACCGCAGCAAAGTCAACATCCACAGCCAGCCTGAACGCCATCAAAAAGAAGCTGAATCTAAACATTAGCAAACAGAGAGGGTAAGGAGGACAAAAACATGGCCTACAATGGCATTAAGAAGCTCATTACCGATGACAAGGAAGAAGCAAAGCGCAATACCAGCGCCATTGTGGCGGAGCAGATCAAGGCCGGCATTCTCGCCGGCCTTGGTTCACGCGCTTTCCCCGAGGGTTATCAGCCCGTCACGCGGACAGAAACCACGCCGAAAACGCAGACCGCGACGAAGGCCACAGCGCAGGATGTGCAGCCGAAGAAGGTCCAGACGCCGAAGACCGTGAACCGGATCAGCGAGGCGAAACTCACCAACCCCGTGAAGGCGGAGCTGGAGTATCAGAAAACGAGACAGCCTGCCCAGATGAAGACGAAAAGCGTCGCGGACAGCTGGGTGGAATGGGCCGGAGATCAGGGCCTGATCAACAATCAGGGACAGGTGAAGAGGCGGACACTTAACGGGCCGATTGCGAAGAATGCCTATCAGTCATTGGAAAAGACGATGGAGCAGTACCGGAAGGATAACCGGATCGCAACGGACACCGGCACGGCATTCGGACAGCGGCAGACCGTGGATCCCATGACCCGGTATCAGAGTCTGGAGCCGGAGCAGAAGGCTCAGTGGCTGCAGCCAGGGAGCAAACAGGTACAGGACATCCTGAGCATGGGAGACGCGCAGCGGTATGTCAACTCTCTGAGCTATGATGAAAACGAGGCCATGCATGATGTCAACCACTGGGCTATGATGCGCATGCGGAATGAGCAGCTGGTGGGAAAACAGAAGGATCTCTGGCAGCAGGCGTGGGACGCGCTGCCGGAGGGAGTCATGAAAAATGACATGTTCCAGCGCGTGCCGCCCATCACCGTCAGGCCGGATGACTACAACGATCACGCCGAGGAGTATGACCGGGAACTGTACGACTTCTATTACGGGGCCGGGAGCCATGACCGGATCATGCAGATCGGGACAAGGGACGATAAGGTCCGCATGTTCGGACAGCTGCAGGAGCTGTGGGCGCCCATCGACAACGGACTGGCCGCCAATCTGGCTGCCGCCGGGAACATGATGCGCGAGGGAAAAGACGAGCGCGACAAGGCGGAGATTCTGGCCGAGTATGCAGCCGGAGAGGAGAAAAAAGCCCGGAAGAAGCTGGAGAGCTATCAGAAGTACAACAAATATATGGCCGGATTCGAAGTGCCGGCAGGATCAACTTACCGCCCGGATCTGGACAAGGGACATACCACCTTTTCCGCGGATGAGCTGGACAGCGGCGTGCGGACCAGGGACGGGGACCGGATCTACTCTTTCCTGAGCGGAGGAAAAGAGTATCAGGCCGTGAAGGGGCTTTTCAAGGACGGAAACATTCAGGTCACAAACGAATATAACGGCGCCATGCTGATGACAGATGACGAGCGCCGGATCTTCTGTAACCTGTATGAGGAGAAGGGAAAGGGCGCGGCGGAAGCCTTCCTGGACGGACTCAATGCCACCGGCGTGCTGGGGGACCGGTATTCCAAGTATGAGCAGATCCGGATCCAGGAGGGAGCGAGGCAGTTCCCGATCCTGAGCACGGCAGCATCGCAGATGGGGCATGTGGCGTCGGAAGTGCTGGCGGTTCCGCGGGTGATCGCCGGATTGGCAGGAGATAAGAGCGCCTATGATCCGAACAGCCCGTGGTTCAAGCCCACCATGACCAGCCAGAATATTGAGCAGGGCATCCAGCAGAGCGTGACAGAAAAATTCGGAGACTACGCCGGCAAGGTTGTGGGCGTGGCACAGAACACGCTGAGCAACATTGTGCGCGGATTTATGACGCGGGGGCTTGGACTGACGGAAAAAGCTCAGACTGTCGGAAGTCTGACTACTTTCTTTGCGGACGTATACCAGAACAGCATGTACCGGAATCTGTCCGAAAACATGGGCTTGGAGGAATCCGCATTGAATGCCGCGGCGGACAGTACCGTGGAAGTGCTGGAGGAATTTATTCCGACTAATGCAATCCTTGGAGGTGAAGGGAAAAGCGGGCTGATCAACATTGCTCTGACATCACTGGGTGAAAGTTTGCAGGAGTTCTTCGGCGGGACAGTCGGAGAGACTCTGAAGTCAACCTTTACAGGGAAGGACGAGGAAAAGGAGCGCAGGAATCAGCTGTATGTGGAAGGCTTTACCGGGCCTGACGGGAAGAAGATCTATCCTGCCAAGATGGGCGCGGAGGGCATCCGGCTGGCATCGCAGAAGGCCGCGGGAGAACAGTGGCAGCAGGCTCTGGAAGGCGCGGCTGCAGGCTTTGCCGGAGGCGGGCTGGGCGCCGTGTACGGCGGCGTCGTGAACGCGCAGAACCGGATGAATCTGGGCCGGAGCATCAATGACAGCGCCAACCGTCAGGACGGAAAGAGCGGGGCGGAGCAGATCGTCGCGCTGGCCAAGGAGAGCACTGACGAGAACGTGCGGAGCGCAGCGGAAAAACTGGAAAAGCAGATGGGCAAGAGCGGAAAGGCGTCCGCCTGGTCCGTGGGCAAACTGGCCAGCCAGCTGTGGGAAAGCACGGGCGAAAAGCAGAAGCAGGTCATTACCAGCACCGTGATCCGCAACGTCCGGGATCAGCTGATGGAGCGGGCCGGAGAGGATATGACGCAGGGACAGGCGGCCCGGTACGCGGAGATCATCGGGAAATCCGTGGTCGAGGGGAAGAACATCACGGGCGGAGAAGCGCAGGAGATCGCACAGAGCCAGGCGGCTATTGATACCTGGAAAGCTTTCCAGACCCGGGCGGCTATGGTGGAGACTGTGGCACAGGTGAACGAAGCCACAGAGCCGATGCGGAGCGTTATGGACACGCTGGGAGACATGGCCGGGAAGGTGGCAAAGAGCAGGAGCGCAGCCGCGAAGGACATCGACAAGGCCATCCGCGCTGCCGGAGGGAATATGTCTGCTGCCATCGACAGCCTGGAGGAAAACCGCGGGGATCTGATCAGCGAGTCCTTTGCCGGGAAGGTTAAGGAGATCCTGAAGGAGGACAAGGGCGAAAAGCAGAGCAAGAACTTCCTGGACGATACCGTCAAAATCATGCTGGCCGCCAAGACGCTGGCAAAGGAAATGCCGCGGACGAGACTGGACAGCGGGACCGCGCAGAAGATCTGGGAGGCGGCCCGGGCGGAGTTTGACGAGGCGGACGCGAAGCGCGTGCTGAAGCAGGCGCCGGTGAAGCCAGGAGAAGGGACTGCCACCTTTGAGGGCGAGCAGTACGGGACGCAAGGCTGGCAGGACAAGCTGGCCGGCAGCAGCCTGAGCAAGCGGCAGAAAAACCAGATGGGTGCCATCGGAGAAATTGCACGCCGGGCCGGGCTGAAGGTTTCCTTTATCAATGACGCAGCGCGGAGCATGATCAACGGCTATGAGCGCAATGACGGGAGCATCGTGATCAATGTGGCCGCGAGGAACGGGCGCGGGATGAGCCATCACATGATGACCACCATGAGCCATGAAATGACGCACTGGCTGGAGCAGAACAGCAGCGAGGGCTATAAGGCGCTGCGGCAGTATATCGTGGACACGCTGCGCGGAAAAGGCGTGGACGTGGAAAACCGCATCATGCAGATCATGGACAACCAACTGAGCGTGCTGAGCGGCTACAGCGGCAAGGGCGAGGATGTCCAGCTGCTGAGCGTGCAGGACGCCATGGCGGAGCTGGTCGCACAGGGCAGCGAGAATCTGCTGAGCAGCGAGACCATGATGCAGGATCTGGCGAAGACCAGCCCGAAGGCATTTGGCGAGGTAAAGAAGTTTGTGAAGGACTTCACCGCGCGGATCCGCGCCGCCGTGGAGGGCATGAGCGGCAGCCTGAGCTTTGAGGCAAGAACGCTGCTGAAGGAGACGGAGGAAATCGCCAGGCTGTGGAGCAGCGCAAGGGCGGAGGCACTTGGCCGGAGCGGAGAGGAAGGCACGGAGGCCGGGAGCAGCACGTCCTACAGCACGGCTGTGGCCGATCAGGAGCAGCTGAACGGAGAACGTTACCGGAGGATCGCGGAGCAGGCGGGGCTGGATGTGCCGCAGATGCTACGCTATTCGATGGTGGGACCCAAGGCAACCGGAGACTATGCCGAGATGATCCGGCAGGCCCAGCAGATGGAAAAGCAGGGAGCTGACGCGGAGGAGATCTTCCGGGAGACCGGAGCGCGGAAGGGCTTCCGGGGCCGCTGGTGGGTGACGCTGGACAATCAGAACATCCAGATGAAGGACGGATTTGACGCGCAGCAGCTCACCCGGAGATCCTTTGATCTGTCCGATGTGATGGACGCCGAGCCGCTGATGGAGGCCTATCCGCAGCTGAAGAAAGTAAAGGTGCAGGCTCAGGAGATGGGCAGGGCCTTTGCGGTCTATGTCAAAGACCATAATACGATTGTGGTCAACAGCCAGATGCTGGAAGAGGACAGGGACAAGCTGAATACCGCCATGCGGCATGAGATTCAGCACGTGATTCAGGGCATCGAGGGCGCCAATGGGGGAGCGAACCTGCGGAGCTGGCAGGAGATCATCCGCCGGAACCACATGAAGGCGGATCCGCTCGATCTGTACTGGAGAACAGCCGGAGAGATGGAGGCAAACGCGACCAGCAAAGAGGGCGGAACCATGCCCACCCGGGAGCAGTATGACAACGCGGTGGCCATTGAGGACTACGCGCCGGGCTTCAAGGGCTGGAAGAGCCGGATGGAGGGACGGCTGAACCGGCATTTCTCGATGGCGGACCTGAGCCGGGAGGATCAGGAGTACGCGCAGGCCGTGGAGAGCGGGAACATGCGTCTGGCCACGGAAATGCTGCTGGAGCGGCTGAAGCACAGCGAGAACATCATCCCATACAACGCGCCGCACGGATACGGCGGGCAGCATAAGGACATCGCGCAGATGATCAAGGATGGCACGCCGGAGGCAGTGGCCCGCGCCGCTGCGGACATGGCGGCCAATGTGCCGGACAATGCAGTGCTGATTCCCATGCCGCCGCATGAGGGGAAAGTGACGGATGACACCGACACCATGATCCTGGCGCGGGCCATCGGAGAGCTGACAGGGAGACCGGTGGTCAATGCTTTGGAGAGCGATCCGCGGGAAAGCCGGTACAGGGCAAAGGCACGCGGAGAAAAGGGACTGACGGCAGAGCAGATGGGCTTCCGGCAGATTGCTCAGCTGCCGGAGGGGACCATTCCGATCTTTGTGGACAATGTGGTCGGCAGCGGAGAAACCGCGAAGGCAGCCAACCTGGCGCTGGGCGGAGGAATCACGCTTGCCTATGCCAAGAGCACCAGATCAAAAGGCATACGGGGACTAAAGCAGGCAGCCGTGACCTATGACAAGGACGGGAAACTGATTCCGCTGAGCCAGAGGTTTAATCCGGACGTGCGGGATGTGAAGTACAGCATGCTTGAATTATCCGATGAGTACGAAGAAGCGTATAACGATTACGATGATGAAAAAGGCGAGGAAATCTTAGCAAAAGCGGCAGAACTGTATATGCCGGATTCAAAGATCCGGGACAAAAACGGAAAGCTGAAAATCGTATACCATCAAACGAATGCTACCGATGAGAACGGGAAACCGTTTACTGTGTTTGATGTGCGAAAAGCAAGAACGACATCAGACATACAAGGCATATATTTTGCCCCTGAGTATGATGAATACCATGAATATGGAGACACAACGTATCCGGTATATCTGAATATTACCAATCCGGCGATTGATCCTAAAGGTCCTGACCTGAGCAAAGAAGGAGACGGGGCCAGAGTCATGAGAGATCTGATTGCACAGGGCTACGATGGAATTATAAATACAGAGGATGGAGAGCCTTATGAATATGTGGCTTTCTATCCCGAGCAAATCAAAAGTGCGGAGCCTTTCGCAGAGGACGATGACGGGGAATTGATTCCGTTATTGGAGAGATTCAATCCTGCGAAAAAAGATATCCGGTACAGCACGCAGGAAATGACAACGGAGGAATACGCGGACGGAGAAGGCAGAACAGAGGTGAAACAGGGAGAGCAGCCGCTTAACCTGATGAACGATTCCGGGGAGAATGTGCTGACGATCCTGCCGGGGAACACCGTGGCGGCTACGCGGTACAGCCTTGCCAGCTACCGCGATATGGACGAACGCGGAAAGATGACCAAGGCGCTGAAGAAAGCCGGATACACGCAGAAGGAAATCGACAAATGGCTGAAGTCTTTGGACAATGTAGCAAATGTGATCGCGTCAAATCGTGCATTGTACGATTTTGTGGCGGACAGGTCCAAAAAATTCCTGAAGGATAACGGAGACGTATATAAAAAGACGCTGGATGCCAGCACCATGTGCAAGAAGACGAGACTGTATAACGGCACGTTCAACGTGGTGCAGCACATGATGCCGAACACGATCCTGATGCCGGAGGATCTGATCGATCTGTTCAACATCATGAAAGACCTTCATCTGGAAACTCCGTGCGGATTCTGCTATGTGCAGAGCAGACGGCGCCAGCTGGGACCGTATACGGAGGAATGGCTGAAGGAGTACAAAGGCGATTACATTCCTACGGTGGACGAAGTAACAACCAGTGACGGACTGGAAAAGCTGAAGGTGGACCATCCGCAGACGTACACGGATTTTGTGAACGCCATGAACAAGAAAGGCGTGAACAATCCGAAACTGGTGCAGCAGCGGACGGACTACCGGGGCGAGATCCGGGACATGCGGAAAAGCACCATTGATTATCTGAACCGGATCGGCGGGCTGCGGATCCAGAGCTTCAGTGACTTTGAAGTGGTGCACATGCTGGATATGATGCAGGCCGTGATGGACATGAAGGCGATGGGCCTCACATCTCAGGCATACACAAAGGTTCCGGAATTCGCGTGGATATTCGGGAACACCGGGATCAAGATCAATCTGAGCCTGGTCGGAAAAGGAACCGGACTGGATGCAAACGGGAAACTGGTGTTTGACAATGATGAAGGTATGCCTTATGCGGAAGCCATGCGGCTGAGGAAAGCATACAGCAAGAACGTCGGAACGATCCTGGTCGGAATCAATGATGACCATATCATCGCGGCCATGGGAGATGATACGATTGACTTCATCATTCCATTCCACAAGAGCGGCTGGAGCGCGAATGAGCTGGCTCATATGAGGGGTCTGGAGCATTATTCTGACTATACGGAATCGCAGAACGAGTACGATATCAAAGGGATCGATGCTGCCGGCAATCTGATCAAAGTTAAAGCGGACAGCAACATGGACCCGCTTGACTACTGGGAGTTTGATCAGGACGGAGAGTACAACGCACGAAAATATCTGAGACTGTGCAAAGAAAACCATATTGTTCCGAAGTTCGCGCAATTCCTGACGGACAACAAAGACGGATCCTTCAGCCTGCCGGAAGGAAATGACACAAAGTCTGTAAACATCCGCAAAGGCTACTGGAAAACCCTGATTGACTTCAAGATGTATGACAATGAAGGCAATGGTTCCAGGCAGGAAAAGGTTGAACCGAATTTCAACATGGACGAGGCCATGAAAATCCTGGAGCAGTATGACGGAAGCCACAGGGAACTGCCGGAGAGCTGGGAAGCCGCGGAAGAGTTTGTGAAGAGATACAAGGCTGCTCATCCTCTGGACGATGTGCGGGTACGGTATTCCACGCAGGACAGTTTTTCCGTGCAGAACGGCATGGACATGGACGTCAACAGCTGGATGATGGGACTCAATGAGTCTTCATTGGCTACCGAGCAGGAGCGGACCATGCTGCAGCAGTACAAGGACCTGAAGACAAGCTTTGACATGCAGAATCTGAAGATCACGGAGCGGACGCGGGAGCTGCAGCGGCTGGAGAAGCTGGCAAATCCGACCGCGAAGGACCGGGCGGACATGATCAGGCTGCGGAACATGCTGGACACCGATACCAGGAAGCGGGACCGGCTGGAGGATCAGATCATTAAGGCCACCAGCAGCGAGGGCTATGCCGGCATGATGTACCGGCAGAACCGGATCATGAGCGATCTGGTGCAGGGCCGGACTGCCGGAGACGTGCAGGCCACCGTGGGCGCCATCCAGCGGACCATCGCGGAAGCGGACCGGGAGATCGCGGAGCGGGAAAAGCTCATCCGGGAGATGGCCGGATCCGCGCCGGTGAAAGCCGTGCAGAGCGTGATCAACGATCAGGAGCTGGCGGAGCGGGCAGGCATGATCCGCAAGGCATACGGGACGAAGATCGGGCTGCAGGAGCTGAAGACAGAGATGGCGGCCATCCGGCTGAAGATGGCGAGGAAGCAGGATGTCGAGGATGACATCGCGCTGCTGGCCACCCGGATCATGGAGGGCATCACCGGAGAAGAAAGCCCGTACCTGAACGCGCTGCGGGGCAGGACCATCGTGCTGAGCAAGGGCCAGATGGCCGAGCTGAAGGGACAGAACAGCAGCCTCAAGGAAATCCGGAGCCAGCTGCGTGGAACCGGCATTACCGTGAAGCAGGGAAGCGAAAACACCCTGGACATGAACTGGGGAGAGCTGTGCGACCTCATCCCCTCCCTGAACAGGGACGTGAATGACAAGGACATGCTGGGAGAGCTGATGCGCGTGATCCGCAGCGAGCAGATGAGCCAGCGGGCCGGAGCGCAGTGGCAGGGCATGTATGACAATGTAGTGGACGAGGTGCGGACCGTGATCGCTACCATGCCGCTGGACATCGTCAAAGACCCGGCGGCCATGCGGACCGTGCAGAAGATCATGGGCCTGATGCAGGAGATGCGGCAGGGCATGGACAAGAGCGCGGAGGAGATCCAGGCTGCCCGGGAGCAGCTGAAGGAGCTGACCCGGCAGAGCGCGGAGATATCCGGCATGAGCGACACCATGGCCCGGAACATCGAGAGCACCATCCAGTACTTTAACGCGCTGAGCAAGCAAAGCGAAGCAGCGCGGTGGCGGAAGGAACGGGTGAAGCTCATCGAGCAGCTGAAGAGCGAGAACACGCAGAAACTGCTGAAGGAACAGGAGAAATGGAAGGCGAGGATCGAGAAGGACAAGAACGTCCGGGAGATGATCGCCGGGAACTTGAGGATCCGGAAGCAGATCCATACCAATGTGAACAGGCTGCGGAAGCTGCTGATCAACGAAACCGACCTGAAAAACGTTCCGGAAGGCATGAAGGGACTGGCCCGGGAGATGGTGGAGATCATCCTGCGCAACGACATGGGCGGAGGGAGGAAGATCACAGGATTTGACCCGAAGGACATGATCGAGATCATGCGCGTGATGAAGGCCCAGCGGGATCTGGACGGCGGATTTGACCTGGATGACCTGACCACAGTGAGAGACAAGGACATCAAGGAAGCAGTGGCAGACGCGCTTGCGGACATTGAGTACGGCATCAACTACTACAACGCGCAGGGCGTGAAGGACATCACCAGCAACCTGCAGAACCGGAAGGCTGCTCTGGAACAGATCGAGCGCGGGGTGACCGAGATCATGGGCATCATCAGCTCTGAGCAGCACATCAACTTTATCGACCGGCAGATTGCCGTGGAGGATGCCGCGGCGGACATGATCGAGGACGCCAGGAAGAGCCGCTTCCGGGGCGAGTGGCGCGGAAGAGGCAGCCGGGCGATCAACGCGGCGAGCCGGAGCGTGCTGTACGGAAACATGACGCCGGTGTACTTCTTCCGGAAACTCAAAAACCGGGGACTGGACATGCACTGGAACGACATGCAGCGCGGAGAGAGCAGGAACGGGTTGGAGCTGAGCAAGGCGAAGCGCTTTATGGCGGAGCTGGCGGAGCGGACCGGATACAGGAACTGGAAGGATCAGGAGCTGACGCTGGACATCGCCGGCAGGAAACTGAGCCTGACCGTGCAGAACGCCATGGAAATCCTGGCGATCTGGAGACGGGAGCACATCGAAAGCCCGGAGAACTCCAGCCATCTGGAGCTGGGCGGCATGTACATCGAGCAGAAGGATACCGGGGAAGGCCGCCTGCGGAGGGAAAAGGAGACGCAGAAGGCCATCCGGCTGACCGATAAGGATATCAGCGTCATTGAGCAGGCGCTGACTGATGACCAGAAGACCTACATGGACGAGGTGGTCGGATACCTGAGCGGAGCGATGAGCGAGCTGGGCAACGAGGCGTCGATGCGGATGTACGGCATTAAGAAGTACAAGGAAAAGTATTACTTCCCCATGAAGGTGTGGGACGGCGTGCAGAGCAAAAGGAGCGACAGCGGGACCGCCGGCAGGGACGAGAACAGAGCCGCGCACAAGAGCTGGAGCAAGCGCCGGATCAATATGGCCAGGAACGCGCTGGTGATCGGGAACTTTACAGAGCACGCCGTGAGCCACATCGTGGAAATGATCAACTATAACACCATGGCCCCGACAATCGAAAACCTTAACAGAGTGCTCAATTACCAGATTGAGGAAGCGGACGATCTGGCGCCGAAGGACGAAAACGGGAAGACGATCACGGAGAAGCGCAACGTTCGGACCATCATCGGAGAGCAGTACGGAAGGGAGGCACTGGGATACATCGAAACCCTGATGAAGGACCTGAACGGCGGCGTGGTGCAGGATCAGCGGAAAACGCTGCGGGACAGGGCTTTGAGCATGTTCAAAAAGAACGCCGTTGCCGGAAGCCTCAGCGTGACGCTGCAGCAGCCGCTGTCCTACATCCGCGCAGCCATGATGCTGCCGGTGCGGGATCTGGCTCAGGCCATCCTGCCGCAGTACTACAAGGGCAGCTATGCTGAGATGATGCGGTACAGCGGCGTAGCGGTGGTCAAGGAGATGGGCCGGTTTGACATGAACTTTGGGCAGAGCGCGAAGGACTTTGTGACGCCGGAGGACAAGCGCAACGTGATGGAAAGGGCCAGCGACGTGATGACGGGCCTGCCGAATAAGATGGACCGGATGACATGGACCCGGATGTGGAGCGCCGTGAAGATCGAGCAGATGCGGCTGCACCCGGAGATGGATCCGCAGAGCGAGAAGTTTTTAAGGATGGTGGCGGAGCGCTTTGACGAGGTGATGCGCAGGACGCAGGTATACGACAGCGTGCTGAGCAAGAGCAGCAACATGCGGAGTCCCAATTTGGGCATGAAGGTACTGACCAGTTTCATGGCGGAACCTACATTGAGTCTGAATGTGCTGGAGGACGCGGTGCGGAACGTCAGGGAGAAGGGCGGAAAGGCGCTGCTTGGAAAGGCCGGAGCCACCTTCATGCTGAGCGCGGTCATGCAGGCGCTGGTCAAGGGAATCATGAGCGCAGGACGCAGCCCGGATGACAAGAAGACAGCAGGGGAGAATTTCCTGTACAAGTGGATGCAGGCATTCATCAGCGAGGCTAACCCGATCAGCCTGATTCCGGGATACAGCGACCTGATCGAGGTGCTGAAGAACGGAGAATTGACAGACGATGCCATGAGCGTGATCGGTAAGCTAAAGAGCGTGATCGATACCGCGAAGAAGGCGGCCAGCGGCGAAGGCAAGGGATGGTACAGGGATCTGGAGGATACCGCGGGGCAGCTGGCTCAGCTGTTTACCAATGTGCCGGCAAAGAACCTCATGCGGGATGCAAGGGCCATGCTGACCTGGTTCGGCGGGGCCGAGCTGGTCGGAAGCAAGGGCTTTGCCCAGCGGGAAAGCAGCTGGGCTGTGATCCGGATGCAGACGCGGAAGGCACTGACCGAGGCGGACAACCTATACGGCGTGATCAATACATGGCTGGGAGACGCCGGATACAAGGATACCAACACGCAGCAATACAGAAGACTGTATCAGGCCATGGCAGCCGGGAATGCAGAAGAGGCGGAGAAGATCCGGGAGTATCTCGAGCTGGGCAAGGGCGTGGACAGCGACAAGATCGACAGCGGCGTGACCGGAGAGATCACAAGCCGGCTGAAGGCCGGGGACATTTCCGCAGATGAGGCCAGAACCCTGTACGCGGACGCCAGCGCAAAAATGAGCGAGGATGACGCCTGGTGGAAGGTGGACCAGATCGAGTACTCAAAGGAGACGGGAAGCGAAAAGACGAAGACCGGATACTACTACCGGCTGGAGGACGCAATTAACGCCAACAGGGCGGAGGAGATCGGAAAGGCCGTCCGGGATCTGATGGATCACGGGATCACAAAGGAAAAGATCAAGAACAGGCTGGGAGACTGGAAGCAGGAGTATCTCGACGCGGACAGCGCCGGGAAGATCCGGATCCGCGATGCCATCACCAAGGCATATAAGGCGCTGGGCATGAGCGCGGAGGAGGCCAAGAAGCGGATCGATGGCTGGAAACCGGCAAAAAGCAAGAGCGGAAGCAGCAATGCAAGCCAGAGCGAAAGCAGCAAAACAAGCCAGGACACAACAGGCAGATACGGAAAGGGAAATATCGATCTGAACAATCGGAAGGTGGTGCATAATCGGGACGGGAGCATCAGCACGGAAAGATCATTCTCCGTAAACATCGACGGAATGGAAGTGCTGCTGCCAACGGTGATCAACGGGAAGATTGTCAGCGAGGACGAAGCAATCGAACACTACTATAAGACCGGGGAGCACCTTGGAAAGTTTAAGACCGTCAAAGAAGCTGAAGAGTATGCGGAGAAACTGCATAACAGACAGGACTGGTACTATAACAGATGATGAGAGACGGGGCCGGGAAACCGGCCCCTGATCCGATTCGGGGAGCGACTAACAGAAAATGCAGCGGTTTGATAAAGTAAAGAGCAGAAAGCGAGGTGGCAAAATGTTACTGATAAATGAAGTCAGCCAGCTCTATCTGGGCGTCCAGGGAGAAAATATGGCGAGAAGCATTGAGATCGACGTGAGTGACTGGGCGGAGAGATATCCGAGCGCAGTTTTCTCGATCTGGCACAAGGTAAACGGGAGTGATACGCCGGCGGCCACAGGAGCGACCTATGACCCGGAGACGATGATCCTGACGTGGCCCATCGCGAGCACGGATACCGCCCATGCCGGAGAGGGCGAGGCGGAGATCCGGATGACGCAGCTGGGAGTGATCCGGAAGACGCGGAAGGTCATCACGATGGTTGCGGAGTCCGTGACATATGGCGGAGGGACCGTGCAGCCGGAATGGCAGGGATACATCAATGCCGTGGAAGCCATCAAGGCAGGGGCGGAGGCGGCGAGAGTGGCGGCGGAAAATGTCGCGGAGAATCCGCCGTACATCAACCTGAGCACAAATACCTGGATGGTGTGGAACAAGAGCCTGGCTGCCTATGAGGACAGCGGGATCAGCGCACAGGGGCTGCCGGGACCGCAGGGGCCGCAGGGTGAAACGGGACCCACAGGCCCGGCGGGACCAAGAGGCGCGACAGGAGAAAGAGGGCCGCAGGGCATCCAGGGACCTGAAGGGCAGACCGGGCCGAGAGGGCAGCAGGGACCGCAGGGCATCCAGGGCGTTCAGGGCGTGGCAGGGCCTACAGGAGCAACCGGGCCAGCAGGGCCTGCCGGAGAGCGCGGAGAGGCTTTCCAGATCCGGAAGGTGTACAGCAGCATTGCGCAGATGGAGGCTGACTATGACACGCAGGATGTGGACTATGAGGAGTTTGTGCTCATCCAGACTGTGGCAGGGCAGACCGACAACGGCAAGGTGTACAAAAAGGGATTGTCGGGATGGGAGTATATTGTCCAGATGGCCGGCGTGCAAGGCCCGAAGGGCGATACCGGTCCGCAGGGGCCGCAGGGTATCCAGGGCATTCAGGGCGAGAAGGGCGAGACGGGCGAAACCGGACCAGCAGGCCCGCAGGGCGTGCAGGGAGAAAAAGGTGAAACAGGAGCAACGGGACCCACCGGACCGACCGGGCCGACAGGGCCGCAGGGAGTACAAGGACCGGCAGGACCGGGAGTGCCGGCAGGCGGAACCGCGGGGCAGTATCTGCGTAAACTCAGCAGCAGCGATTATGATACGGGCTGGGAAAGCCCCGTAAACGGACTGCTGGAGACTGAATCCGGGAAACTGCTGGATGCCAGACAGGGGAAGGTGCTGGATGACAGAGCAACCGCCATGCAGGATGGGCTTGCCATCCTGGCAAACGGGAACACCCATGCGGCGATTTCGGCAGGGCAGTTTGTCTATGTAAAGAATCATGCCAGCCTTGCGGAGGGACTGTATAAAGCCACCGCGAACATCGCAACGAATGCCGCGCTGACTACAAGCAATCTGACTGCGGATGGATCCGGAGGGCTGAACGCGCTGAAGAGTGACATTGATACGTTAAACAGCAAAACATCGACAAACATTGCGTTGATTTCCGGCTCATCAAGAGCGGAAATACTATCTAACATAGACGCTTTGGTAAGTGGAGCCGGACAAGCCTTTTTCTATATGTCTACATCGATTTCCGAAACCGTCGGATTGGAAAGACAGACATATTTTTGCACTCTCAGCTGTCAAAATGCAAACGTGCGTGTTATATCAGCCGTAAGAGGCGGGATCGCAGATGTTGTCACCTTGCAACGGACATCTTCCGGGTGGGCAAATGAGTGGCTTTCGATAAATAGCAATATGCCACGAGTATACGTTGTAGCGAAAGCTGTGAGCATTCCGTCAGGTATAAGCGAACAGCAAACATTAACTGTAGATTTTAGCGAAGATGTACCAAACGGATATAACTTAATTGTGGCACGTTTAGGGACGTACATACTACCATACATACAAGACGGAACTGCTAAGACTTGGGTGGACACATATAATAACAAAAAAGTTTTGACAATCAGATCAAGTTCTGCCGCTTGGAACAACTACACGCTTATAGCTACATTCATTAAGTGACAAAAGGCTATCTGCTCGTTTTATAGTTGCAACGGCGTTATATATATCTGTCGACCTGAATTGTCGCTTGACGATACAACAAGCCCGTATGTATTAGAAGCAGGAGTAAATGATATATAGTTTGAATTGATAAGATTTACTATCTTGTGACGAACCTCCTCCGCACCATAACCAACGCCAATGACTGCGGCAATTGTGCCTGAATTGCTGGCTCTTGATGTTGCGATGTACGCATTAGGTAGACTGTCATTGGCCTTTGTGATGGTGATTGATCCGTTAGCAGGAACGGTGAACGTCAATATGTGAGGAACATTCCCGATATTGCTGTTTTACGAAGTATGAAAAGTTGATTAAACCGGGAAATCCGGATTATAGAAAGAGAGGTAAACAAACATGAAAGAAATCAAGTATTTCCTGCACCAGATCAAACGCACGAATAAGGTCATCGACAAGGGCATTGTGGTCAAGGACAGCTATGACGCAGCAAAGCAAAGCTACCATGCGTACCTGGGAGCTTATGCCTACGGCCAGCATCCTGACACGGACTTTGTGGACTGCATGATCACGGAAAGTGCCAGCATGGCCATCCTGATGCATGAGCAGTGGATCAAGCCGGAAGAGGTGGTGGAATGAACACGGCTGCGGGACTGACAGCGGCGGTGAAGCAGTGGCAGGAGGAAGGGAAAAGCAGGAGCGAGATCGTATGGAGAAGCGCACGGTTTTGCCTGGGATGGCCATATGTTTTCGGCGCTGCGGGGCAGCAGTGCACGCCGGCAAACCGACGGGCAAAGTACAACGCAAAGCCGGGACACGAAACCATCAAAACAGCTTGCAAAAACTTTGACGGGGCCGGGAGCTGCCAGGGCTGCAAGTGGTATCCGGGCGGAGAGCGTGTGCTGATGTTTGACTGCCAGGGCTTTGTCAAATACACAGCGATGCTGGCGGGCATCGTGCTCAAGGGCGCCGGATGCACCAGCATGTGGAACGATGACAGCCTGTGGGAAGCCAAGGGAACCATCGACACGATTCCGGAAGACCGGCTGGTGTGCGTTTTTGTGAAGAAAGGCACAAAGATGGAGCACATGGGCTGGTGCTTTGGACAGGAAACCATTGAGTGCGGAGCGGGCGTGCAGTACAGCGCGAAGCGCAGCGGGAAATGGACACACTGGGCCATCCCGAAGGGGCTGGATGACGGGCCTGTGCCGGTGACCAAGCCGACGCTGAGGAAGGGAAGCAGCGGGGAGCATGTGATCGAGCTGCAGGAGGATCTGCTGGAGCTGGGATATGATCTTGGCAGCTATGGCCCGGAAGGCAACGGCATCGACGGAAAATTCGGAAAGAAAACGGAAGACGCCGTGAAGGATTACCAGGTAAAGCACGGGCTGAAGGCGGACGGGATCGTAGGGCCGGACACATGGGATGCGCTGGACGCGGAGCTGGATCCGGACAGGCCGGAGATGTACAGCGTGAGCGTGCCGCATCTGTCCTATGAGCAGGCAAGCCTGCTGACCGCATCCTATCCTGGGAGCATCATGACAAGGGAGTGAG